GGGCAGTACCACTTCCCCGATACGCCGTAGACGCCGAGCATGGGGCATCCGTATGCAGCACAGAAATCCGATGTCGGCTCAGTCACGGGCCTCTCCCGACTTGTTGATCGACGTGGTGAGCTGGCGCAGGCGCGCGAGATTTTCCTGGGCGACGCTGGCGCTGTATGCGCTGTCCGGTGCGGCAAGCGCGGGAACGAATACCTTGGCGTGCTCAAGCTGCAACCGCCCGGCGCGCAGCGCTTCGGTCACCACAATCTCGCGTTGCGCAGCGTCATGACCGAGCGAAGCAATCCATTGCACCGGGCGACCGTCGGTGCGTGCTCGCTCGACCAGGCGCTCGTATGCGGCTTTGAACGCCATACGCGCCCCGGTCTCGTCGTCGTCAAGCACCGATGACGCTATCGAGAAAGCCTCGGCGCATTCCTGCGTCCAGACGACCGTATCGCGCTCGTCGCGGCCGCGCAGAGCAATCGCCCATGCTTCGTTGGCATCCGGCCGATCGTCCGATGCCTTGGGAAGATGCTTCAGGATCGCAGCGGGCGTCGGCGCGAATTCGCTTACGTCGAGGTGTTTCGAGAACGCTTGCGCGACCGCTTCGAGCGGAAACGGTTCGAGCTTCGCCCACCAGACGTTGAGAATTTCGGGCTCCGGGACTGGCTGCCGCAGCGTGCGAAATGTGCGCGAGAGCACGGCGAGGAATTCGGGTTTGTTCGCGGGCGTCATGCTCAGTTCTCCATGTCGATGACGTTCGGGTCTTCGGTCGCGCCAGCAAGCCACGCGGCAGAGTTGGCATCGCTAATCGCGCGCCGGTGTTCGTCGGGGTTGAGCCGAGCGGGCCCGGCTGGCCGCGACAGCGATGCGAGCACGCGATCGACGTAGGCGGGCAGGAACGCGATTGCGCCTTGGGCTTCGGTCTGCGCCTTTTCGACCGCGGCGTCCATCTGCGCAACGCTCACACCGGCTTTCACCCATGCCGTGAAGAGCGGCCATGCTTTCTTCCGGTCGTGCAGGCTTGTCGGGTCGAGTTCGACGCCGTGCTTCTCGCGGAAATAGCGCTGCCATTCGCCCGCGTCTTTCGGGGTTGAGTCATCACTCGCGCCGCGCGGGGTTATGCCACCAGCGATGACAGTACCGGGGGGGTCCGGTTTTGAGTCTTGGCTTGTGGAGTCTGGAGTCTGGCTAATGGCTAATGGAGTCTGGCTAAGGTTTTTTTCGCTTTCCGAAACCGAACCCACAGAAAACCCATTGGGTTTCTCTTCGGTTTTATCTGGGTTTGGTTTTGCTTTTGGCCGTCCGCCCTTTTTACCGTTGCTCCGGTTTGCTTCGGCTTGCGCGCTGGCTAGTTCGATCTCACGTTCGCAACGGTCCTGAACCCAAGCGTCGTCGATCAGATTGAAGAATTCGCCAAGCACCACTTTCAGCGCGGCGCATTCGTCCTTGCTGCGCGCGCCGACAAGCCGTGCAGCCTGTGAATCAGGAATACCAGACTCGCGCGTGTAGTAGACATCGAGCAGCCGCGTATAGACGCCATGCTCAAGCAGCGACAGGTGTGCTGTGTCCTTGAGGTAGTCGCCGATGTGGCGCTTGTAGAAGTTCACTCGCTCCTCCAGCACGCGACACCCGCCAGCACGAAGACGCCGAGCATCCACAGTGAGATGAGATCGCTCATGCGGCCGCCTTGATCTCGCGCAGCACGCGCATCGTCACGTCGCGCTCATTGCGCAGCGACTCGATTTCTTCCATTGCCTCGCGCAACTTGCGCTCCGTCTCGGTCTCGCGCTTGCGCAGGCTGGCGAGGTCGTAGCCGAGCTGATAGAGCATCCACAGCACTGGCGCATCGTTGCCGCACACGGTCATCAGTTGGATCAGCTTCGGCCAAACGATGCCTTCCTGACCCGACAGCCAGCGCGAGAACTGGGCCTTGTCCACGGCGAGCTCACGCTGCAACTCCTTGTCGAGCTCGAAGCCGGCGGCCTTGGCGCACAGCGAGATCGCGCCGCCCAATGTTTTTTCCCGCTCGATTTCGCGGGGAGTAACTTCTACGGGGATTCCCGCTTGTGTGGGGTTCACAACAATCCTCATGCAAGTTGAGTGGTGTTGAGAGGCTTAAAAAGTGCCAAATAAAAGCGCCCCAAGGGACGCTTCGCTCGAATCAGGCAGGTTGCTGGGAACCGCGGATATAGGCCCAGTCGATCGAGTCGTTCAGTTGCTCGCAGAGCACTGCACGATCGGTGGCCTTCTCGATGGCCGGGCACTGGTCGATGGGGACACCGCGCGTCTTCCAGTTCGTGACGACGTTCTTATGAACGCCAAGACGTTTTGCCAGAGCAGTAGTGCCCCCGGCGATTTCAATGGCTTTTTCAAGTGCGTTCATGGGAGCTCACAGAGTCGCAGGGTGATGACGACTTTATGGTAACACAGCGTTGATAAAAAGCAAACGCATGGTGTTCACGACAAAACGCGACGTGGGATAAATTCGAAAAATGGAAAAAGACGACGCAAAGATTCCGTGGCAGGCGGTAGACGCCCAGCTCAAACGGATCAAACGCAGGGCGCCGTGGCTCGCTGACGAGCTCGGCGTGGAGAAGAACGCCATCTACAACTGGCCGAAGCGCGGCGGTGTGCCAATGGCATATTTACCGAAACTGGTCAGTTTGTTCGATATATCGTCAGATGAATTACTCGAAGCCGCAGCCGCTAAATCGCCGAAAAGAAGCCAAAATTCGGCTCTGAGCGACGAAGCGCGCGAGCTGATTCAGTGTGTCGTGCGCCTGGACGCGATGGGTGATCTGGACCGAAAAACATTTGTCTTACACGCTGCTTTGCTTGAGCTTGCTAAAAAGGCTTTCGTCACACATGATTTATCGGCGGAACGCGATTTGCTGGAACGGGCTGAAGCAGAGGCAGAAAGTTTGCGGTTCCGCGACCCACTGAGAGAGGGCGCAGATGCAGGAAACAAGAGGCGCCGTGGTTGAGCTGGCATCGTACAGAGCAGCACGCGGAGAGACAGAGACCCCCACAGATGACACCGAAGCGAGGAATAAAGCGGAAATCATCGACGAAATTGCACATCACCTCCTGATGGCTATTCGAGCCATTAAAAAACTTCCCCACTGACCCGGACCCCGCCCACGCGGGGTTTTCTTTTTCCTATCGCATCAAACACCCCGATTGTCACAATCAAACACAGTCACGCGTCAATTACTCACGTAGCGTTTGCTTTTCGCAAACGTGTGGTGTACATTTATCTCACGGCACAACCAACCACGTGAGAACGAAATGAAACTGACGCTTGACGATATCGACACGATCACCCTGAGCCACGGCCAGCACATGGGACCCGACGAAGGCATGTGTCTGCTCGAAGCGACCGCACTTTTCTCGGGCGAGCCGTTCAGCGATCACCCTGTATGCGTCGATACGGTTCTCGCCTCGTTCGGCATGTCGTGGAACGATGGCATGCGATCTGACGCCGAGCGCGCGCAGCTCAAGCAATACATCGTTCGTCTGCCCGACACCAATAAGGGACCGGAGCTTTCGCAGAAGCGCGGCTGGCTCGCGATGGACTGGCTTATTCGAGTACACACCGCGGCATGGCTTGCGCTCAATCCGGGGCTCGCGCATCACGCCGACACGCTCAAGGCACTCCCGCCGATCACCTGCACCGCTGAACTCGTTGCGGCACAGCCGAAGCTCGATGCTGCTCGCAAGGATGCGGCCGCCGCATGGGACGCCGCAGGGGCCGCCGCAGGGGACGCCGCACGGGCCGCCGCACGGGCCGCCGCATGGGCCGCCGCACGGGCCGCCGCATGGGCCGCCGCATGGGACGCCGCATGGGACGCCGCATGGGCCGCCGCATGGGCCGCCGCAGGGGCGAAGCTCGAACCTACGGTTCTCGCCCTTCAAGCCAGCGCGCACGAAATTTTCTCGAAGATGATCGACGCGAAATAAGCCATGACCCGCCGTCCCAAACTCTGCCCGATCACGCTCTGTACGGCGGCGGGCTCTCTCGTGGCTCTGGCCGCGCTGATGTGGCTTCAACTGACTATTCGGGGGATGCAATGAGCCTGCTTGCGAAGGATCTTCAGGACCTGCGTGCGCTGCCGCTGCCGCATGGCTGCCTGACCGAGCACCTGATGCGCGAGATTGCGCTGAACCTGATTGCGCCCGGTGTGCGCGACGAACGCGAGGGAGGCTGAAATGCTCGACCTAATCGCAACGCTCAAGCTGGCGTACTCGGCAGCACGAGCAAAAGACGATCGCCGCACGATGGACATGGCGGCTACTGCAATCAGCTACGCCGCATCGGGCTCGCGCGATCTTGCCCGCGAATTGGCGGTGAAGCTGTCGATCAAGGGGAAGCTGGCATGAGCACGAAACCGTTACGTGAAGGTTTCACGTGCGAGTGCGGCAAGGAGCACAAATTCCCGACTTATGTGTATGCGCACTGGCGAGAACTGCTGATTCATACATGCGACGTATGCGGGGCAAAGCACGAGATATGCGCCGGCGCCGTCAATCTGATCAGCAGCGAAAAGGAGGTCTGATATGTCCACACCCACCCTCGTATCCGGCAGCCGCATGCAGCGCACAGCGGACTGGCTCTGGGACGTACAGCAGGCCGCGCAGGATGAACTTGACCTGATCGCTTACGAGCGCCGCGAGGCTGCCGAGCGCGCGGTTACGTTCGCCGAACTGCTCGAAGAGTGCGCCGAGAACTTCACCGAGCCGCAGATGGAAGTGTTCATGAAGGCACTGGCGCGCGGTAGCAATGAGGACGTGCACGCGATTTACTGCCTGCTCGATCAGGCGAAAGAGACGCTTGTGAAGCGCCGGCTCGCGGGAGGTGCGTGATGCAGATCAAAGGCACCAAGGTCGAGCAGATCGTTCGCGAAATGGAAGCGGCCGCTGAAGAACTGGTTTGGTATCGGATGACGCCGAGTGACCGCGGGCATCTGGCGGGCCGCGTGATTATTCTGGCCGGCGAACTGCGCAACGAGATCGCGCGGCAGGAGCTTCGGATTGTTCAACTTGCGGGAGTAGTGCAATGAGCAAGATCAGGCATACGCCGGGGCCATGGCGCGTATCCGACGACGACGAAGGGAACGGGGGCATTGCAGACGACTGGTATCACTTCATCGAAGCCGGAGCAGGTCTGTGTTCGCCGCCTAAGTATCTAGGCTTCGAGATATCTGGCTGCATGTCGATGCAAGACGCCCGCCTGATCGCCGCCGCGCCGGAGCTGCTCGAAGCGCTGCAAATGATCACGGATCGCGCCGAAGAGTGGATCAATTTGAACTTGGATGACGAGGTCGGGAACAAGGCCCGCGCTGCAATCGCCAAAGCAACCGGGAGCCAATCATGAACCAGATCACCGAGCACGAATTGCACATGAGCGACCAATACGTGGCTGTCCTCTGCGCTCTGGCCGGATTCGGAACGGTGCTCATTATTCTGCTGCTCGTCTTCGGGCAACCGCTTGCAAACCTGCTCTTCGGAGGCTGACATGAAGATGCACGACTTTCACGAGCAGCAGCGCAAGGCAGCGCTCAAGCAATGGGCGGAATACGTCGATTCACTCGAAGATCGAATTGCGATCGCGAAGGAACAACTCGGCGACCGCTATTTGCTTGCGCCAGCGAACCGCGTGCAGCGTCGCGCAACGCCGTACGGGAGTATTCGGTGAAACGCCTCGCCGCCAACATCGCCGAGCTGCTCGCCCTGTGGCTTGTGATCGGAATCGTACTGGCAACCGCAGCGCTGGTGCTCGCGCCGATTGATATCGCGCAGCCTCAGCCGATTTTTCGGAGCACGACGTGAACGCACCTGAAATGAACCGACTTGGCTTTATTGGTGGCAGCGATGTTGCCGCAATCCTCGGCGTGAGCCCCTGGAAGTCGCCCCATGAACTGTGGCTGCAAAAGACCGGCCGCGCGGCGCGTGAGGTGATCACGCCGGAGCAGCAGAAGCGCTTCGACCGCGGTCACCGCCTTGAGCCGGTTGTGCTCGACATGCTGCTCGATCGTCTGCGCGATGAAGGCCGCGAGGTCGAACTGCTGCGCACCAACGAGCGTTATATCGACGCCGAACACCCATTCATGGCCTGCGAAATCGACTTCGAACTGATGCTTGATGGCGAGCACGTGAACGGCGACTGCAAGACGGTTCACCCATTCGCCGCAAAGAAATGGGGTGAAGAAGGCACTGACGAAGTGCCGATCGAATACGCCGCTCAGTTCATGCATGGGCTTGGCATCACTGGCCGTGATCGCTGCATCGTCGCCACGCTGATCGGCATGGATGACCTCCTGATTTACGAAGTGCAGCGCGATCAGGAAACCATCGATGGCATTCGTGGGCGAGTCGCGCAGTACTGGAATGAATGCGTGGTCGCCGATGTGCCGCCCGACCCAATCGATTTCGACGACGCCAAGGCTATCTACGCGAAGGCGGCCGGCACGAAGATTGAAGCGACAAGCGAAGTGCGTGACGCGGTTTTCAACCTCGCCGAGATCAAGGCCAAGCTCAGGTCATTCGAGGAGGCGGAAAAGGAACTGTCGTTCCGTATTGCCGACTTCATGCGTCCGCATAGCATCCTAACCTTCGGCGGACACGAGATTGCAACCTGGAAGAATCAGGACCACACGAGCCTCGATCAGAAGTTGATGGCCGAGGAATTGCCGGAAGTGACGGCCAAATACAAACGCACGAAAGAAATCCGCGTTTTGCGATTGAAGGTGAAAAATAAATGAGCACTGCATCTAACCTGAAGGCAGTAGCCACCGGCAAGAAAGATAACCCGGTCGCGTCGTTCAGCAACTTCCTCGAAAAATTCAAGCCGCAGATGGCACTGGCGTTGCCGAAACATCTGACGGCAGATCGTATGGCACGACTTGCGGTGACAGCCTTCAGCACGACTCCGAAGCTTCAGGAATGCGAGCCGAAGTCGATCCTCGGCGCGATCATGACGGCCTCGACACTCGGGCTTGAAATCAATGTTGATGGTCAGGGCTTTCTCGTGCCCTACGGTCGCACGTGTACGTTTGTGCCGGGCTGGAAAGGGCTCGTTGACCTGGTGTCGCGCAGCGGGCGCGCAACGGTCTGGACGGGCGCCGTATTCCAGGGTGACGAATTCGATTACGCGCTCGGCGACACGCCGTTTATCCGCCACCGGCCAGGCGAGGAGAACGACCCAGACCTGATTACACACGTCTATGCCGTAGGCCGGGTGAATGGCTCCCAGCATCCGGTGATCGAGGTGTGGACTGTCGGTAAGGTGAAGAAGCACCGTGACAAGTACAACAAGCAGGGCGGCAAGCACTACAGCTTCCGCGACTGGGAAATGTACGCGCGCAAGATTCCTCTGCTTCAGGTGCTCAAGTACATGCCGAAGTCGATCGAACTGGCGAATGCAATCGCCCTGAGCAACGCCGTCGATGAAGGCAGGCACGCAACGATCGACGGTGACTTTGTGACGGTCAGCGATCCCGATTCGACCGTCGATCAGTCCACCGGCGAGATCACCGACCAGCGCGCGCAGCAGCAGGAAATGACCGTCAATTACGGCGATCTGCTCGCGCAAATCCAGAGGGCTAGCAGCGTCGAAATTCTCGACCTCGTGATGGATAGCGCGCGTGACTTGCCGGATGCCGAACGTACGAAGCTGGCGCAGGCCTACGACGATCGACGCGAAACACTACTTGGAGCCTAAAACATGAAACCGATCCTCTTCTACGACACGGAAACGAATGGCCTGCCACTCTGGAATCAGCCGTCAGAGCATCCGGCACAGCCGCACATCACGCAACTCGCTGCGGAGCTTTTCGACGCAGATAGCGGGCGCACGCTGGCGTTCATGGATGTGATGATTCACCCGGAAGGCTGGACGATCCCGCCTGAACTGGAAGCGCTCACCGGCATCACGAACGAACTCGTGCAGCGCTTCGGCCATCCGATGAGCGACGCACTCCGGACGTTCATGCAGATGTGGTGCGAATCCGATCTGCGCGTGGCGCACAACGAGTCTTTCGATCAGCGCCTGATCCGCATCGAGGCTATGCGAACGCTTGGCGAGAAGCATGGCTTCCACGAAGACTGGAAGGCTGGCACGGTCTTCTGCACTCAGGCCAACAGCACGAAGATTATCAACCTGCCGCCGTCGGCCAAGATGGTGGCCGCTGGCCGAACGCATGCGAAGTCGCCAAACCTGGGTGAGGCGTATGAGTTTTTCACCAACATGAAGCTGGAAGGTGCGCATAACGCCGCTGTCGATCTGGCTGCATGCAAGGCGGTCTACTTCGGCATCCTCAAGCATCAGGCGAAAGCGGCATAACCCAGGAGAGCCCATGTTCACCGTCAGCAATCAACTCTGCAAGATCGTCAGTTGCACGAACGTCAGCGAGAAGCATGGAAAAGAGCGCGTCGCAGCAATCTCGATCGGGCTCTATCTCGTCGGCTCTGGCTCGATGCTCGACCAGTTCGATAGTGCTCTGCGTCCGACGCTCTATCGCAAGCCGCAGCCGACGCCCGGTGGTCTGCCGCTCGAATATGACGACAACGAACTGACCGAACTGCGCTTCCCGTTCATGCGCAATCTGGCATGGGATCGAAAGTACGCCGGGTATCTGCTGCGCTTTCGCATCGGCGCCACCGGCGCAGAAGATGTGTTGCTCGCCGAGTGCGGCCTGAAAGACATTCGCTTCGTCGCGCAGGAAGGCGGCTCTGTAGGCATCGGCTTCAAGGTGACAGCGCACCCGAAAGACGAAGTCGATCACGGCAAGATCGCCGTGCGCTTGCAGCAGGAAATCTTCATCGACCTGACGCCGCCGGATCAGATGCCGACGCTGTTCGGCGATGACGAAGAGCAGGATGACTCGCGCGATCCGTTCGAAGGGACCGACATCCCGCCGCTGACCGCAGAAGAAACCGAGTAACCCCCGAACGCGCGGTGATCTCCGCGTGTGTGTCTTGGCCGGCGCCTGCTCGGGCCGGTCCTTTTTCGAGATTCAGTCATGCCGATCAAGCCTGAGAATCGAGCCCGTTATCCAGCGCACTGGAAAGAGATTAGACAGCACATCCTTGAGCGCGCCGCGAATTGCTGCGAGCTGTGCAGAGTGCCGAATGGCGTCACTGTGCTGCGCGGCATGGGTAAAGACAAAGGCGCCTATCAGACGCCAGATGGTGTGACGCATAGCGAACTGAATGGCGGACTAATTTGTCTGCGCCCATTCGATTTCATCGGCTACTCAGTGAAGATCGTTCTCACGATTGCTCATCTCGACCATGTGCCAGAGCATTGCGACGACGACAACCTGAAGGCAATGTGCCAGAAATGCCATCTCAAAT